AATCAAGAATGTGCTAAAGAATTTGAGGCAAAAACTCATAATCAAAAGTATTGCACAGATGAGTGTTGCCGTGTTGCAACAAATAGACGCATTATGGAAAAGTACTATGAAAAAAAGGCTATTAGGAATGGTGCTAGGCGAGGATGTAAAAAGTGTGGGGCACAGTTAAGTAGGTATAATGAATCTAATTTGTGTTCTGCGTGTAATAGAAAAGTAAATCAGGATCAAAGATCTAGGCTGTTGGGGATGATAAATGAAATTAGCTGAGCTAGTAAAAACAAAGGCTAGCCGTGTTCTTGGCATAGATGCATCTACAAATTCCGTCGCATTTTGCCTTATGGAAAACGATAAGCCTTTAAAATGGGGGAAAATAGAATTTGCTGGAGCAGATATATATGAAAAAATATATGACGCTAAATTAAAAATGCATGCAATGTTAGATGAATTAAAGTCTGATTATATTGCAGTAGAAGGAGCAGTCCTTGTCAGATCCCCTGATGCCGTGATAAAATTATCATATGTCTACGGTGTTGTTATTGCTGAGCTTATGTCTACTGGGGCTAGTGTTATTACTATATCTCCTACATCTTGGCAGGCATATATTGGAAATAAAAACCCAACAAAGATGGAGAAAGACAAGCTTAGGTTTGAGAATCCAGGATATGCTGACTCCTGGTACAAAAACAAGATGCGTCAAATTAGGAAACAAAGAACTGTAGATTATTTTAATAATAAATATGGATTAAAGCTTGAAGATTTTGATGTGGCAGATGCATTCGGCATTGCTCATTATTCTAACACGGTGCTAACAGAAAGATGAAACTTTATCAAAGTAAGGATTGGCTATATCGCAGATATATAGTACAAAAGAAAACTGTTACAGAAATTGGAACAGAATGCGGGGTCTCTGCTATGACTATACAGAGGTATCTAGAAAAGTTCGGACTAATTAAAAAATGATAGAAAAAAAGATTTGGCAGACGTACGAGACACCATTTGATGCCCTTCCAGATTATGCTAAATTTAGTATTCAAACATGGAAGGACAATAACCCAGACTGGGATCACGGATATATGAGTGGTCCAGACAGAGAGCAGTTCTTTAAAGATAATTTTTCAGAAGAAATTTATAACACATACATTAATCTTCCATTAGGAGTTATGAAAGCTGGGCTTTGGAGATTTGCAATTCTTTATATTAATGGCGGAATTTATGCTGACATGGATACACATTGTAAAGTTCCAGTAGACTCATGGTTAAATCAGGATTACGATATGATGCTTGATATCGAAAGAGATACCCCATGGTTAGCAACACAAACTATTGCTTCACGGGCTGGTCATCCTTTACTAAAAGCAGCAATAGATCTTTGTGTTGAAAGAGTCGGAGACGGCATTATTCAGCATAACCATATGGTTCATTATTATACAGATGTTCAAATGTTTACAGATGCCATGTATCGTGAATTAGGCGTAGAGCCATATCAAAAACATATTAACCAGTGGGCTCCAGAATTAATGGAAATGCCTTATCTCAAAGACAATAAAGTTCATATTTTTCATGGTCAAGACGCAAAGCGACTTCTTGATAAAGACGTAGTTCATTTATATTGGGGAGATGACAGAGAAGAAGGCTGGATTGCATGGAAGAAAGATCCAATGGTAAATCAATCTTATCCTAATGGATTTAATCCTCACGATTGGAAAGAGTAATGCATACCATAGGAGTATTGCCAGCTTCTGGCAAAGCATCTAGGATTGGCGGAATTCCGAAGTTCTGCTTGCCAATATCAGACGAGAGGTCTTTGCTTCAGTGGCATGTAGAACAAATGCTTGAAGTTTGTGACGAAGTTCGTGTTGCTACAAGACCTGAGTGGGTTCCAATAGTTCAAAACATGGACATGAATGTTAAACTAATAGTACGTGAACCATCTACTATGTCTGATGCAATTAAGTTTATGATAGGCGAATATAATGATACCGTTGTTGTAGGAATGCCAGACACATACATTCTTAATGCTCCAGTAAATATTTATAAAGAAATGATGAAAGAAGATAAGGCAGATCTAGTTCTTGGCATATGGGAATGTAATGATGAATTAAAAGGAAGAGTAGGACAGGTTAAAGTTTCTGATGGTAGGGTAATTGGATCTGAAGATAAGGTAGATAATTGTGACTACCCAGACATGTGGGGCACTATGCTATTCCGAAAAAATATGATAAGATACTTAGATCCTAAATTAGACCATCCAGGAAAACAATTAAAGGAATGGATAAGCGAAAGCACAAATATTAGGGCGGTAAGACCAGGCGGGAAATATATGGATATTGGAACGCTAAGAGGATTAAAACAATTATACAAGGAGATGGATAATGCTTGAACCAGTATTCCCAGACGTAAATCAATTTAGGTGTGAAGATTTATATCTGCTTACAGTAGGTACAGAAGCAGGCAAAGAAATTCTTGAAACATGCCATGAGATTGCACATATGTTGGTCAAAAAGAATATCGCATACGGCAATTCAGCCCTTGATCCTGTACGAATATTTTCAAAGGCGGGACCAAGAGAGCAACTACATGTCCGTATTGATGATAAATTAAATAGACTTATGAAGGGTACAGATTATCCAGGAGATAACGATATTGACGATTTGATTGGATATTTAGTCCTATTAAAGATTGCCAAGCAAAAATCTAGTTGATTTTTTAGTCAACTAAGATTATAATGTATATATATGGAAATTGAATTAGCTGATCATTATGATCGCATGAACAAGGTAGTAGAGGAATTACTTAAAGGTAATAACCCTACCCAGATTGCCTCTGTGACGGGCTTTAAACGGTCAGAGGTTATAGAGTATATAGATGAGTGGAAACAGGTCGTAAGAAGCGATTCTGGGGCTCGTGAGAGGGCTAAAGAGGCTATCTCTGGAGCAGACCAACATTATGCCATGCTCATTAAAGAGGCCTGGAAGACCGTAGAAGACGCAGACACTCAGGGTCAATTAAATGTAAAGGCAACGGCATTAAAACTAATTGCAGACATTGAAGGCAAACGCATAGGCATGCTTCAGGAAGTAGGCTTACTAGATAATGCAGAGCTTGCCACACAATTGGCGGAGACAGAACGCAAACAAGATATTCTTGTAAAGATTTTAAAAGAAGTTACGGCTACCTGTCCAAAATGTAAAATGGAAGTTGCCAAGAGATTGTCACAAATTACTGGGATAGTAGAGCCAGTTGAGATAATTGAGGAAGTAAGTGGATCTTAATTTTAATGATCTCATTGATATCCTAGATGGAGAGGAATTTGATGAAAGACCAGTCGACTTACGAACATTCGTTACAAGCCCAGACTACCTCGGACTTCCCCCATTATCGGAGTACCAGTATACACTCATTGAGAAAAGCAGCCAGATCTATAAAGAATCAACCCTTATCAAACTCTTTGGAGAAGAAGAAGGAAAACGAAGATTCAAACAAACCTGCAATGAAGTAATTGCTCAATTAGGCAAGGGTAGCGGAAAAGATTATTGCTCAACCATATCGGTATCATATATAGTATATTTACTATTGTGCCTAAAAGATCCAGCAACATATTACGGCAAGCCTCCTGGAGATACAATTGATATCATTAATATTGCTGTTAACGCAGCACAGGCCAACAATGTTTTCTTTAAAGGATTTAAGACAAGAATAGACAGGTCTCCATGGTTTACTGGAAAATACGATCCTAAAGCTTCTGAAATCAGATTTGATAAGAGTGTAAATGTTTATTCAGGACACTCTGAGCGTGAAGCGTTCGAAGGTTATAACGTTATTGCCGTAATCTTAGATGAGATCTCAGGCTTTGCCACTGAGAACACAACTGGTCATGACCAAGCAAAGACTGCTGATGCTATTTACGATATGTACCGTGGATCTGTTGTATCTCGTTTCCCAGACTATGGTAAGGTTATTCTGCTTTCGTTTCCCCGCTTTAAGAATGACCCTATTCAAAAATTTTATGATTCAGTTGTGGCGGAAAAAGAAACTATTATAAGAACTAAAGTATTAAAAATGGATGAGAACCTGCCAGATGGAACTGTAGGAAATGAAGTAACTGTTGAGTGGGAAGAAGATAATATTATTTCATATACTATTCCTAAAACTTATGCGATTAAAAGACCTACATGGGAAATTAATCCAACTAAAAAAATTGAAGATTTTAAAGTAGAGTTTTATAAGAATATGCCAGATGCTCTTAGCCGATTTGCTTGCATGCCACCAGAAGCTGTGGATGCGTTTT